CGCCCAGGCTGTGACTCACAAAGAACAATCGGTCTTCATCGTCCAATTGGCCTTTCATCCCAGCCAGGTTGTTGTCAAACCCATCCTCGCTGTTGTACTCCAGGGCGATGTCAGGTTCTTCGGTGTGGTCTCGCACAAACTGACGTATGTGTGTGAAACTTTCTGCTGTGGCGCTGGCACCATGTATGTAAACTATCATTTAGATATTTACCGTACACAACGGGTCAGCTGTGCAGTGTGCGATATCGGATCAACACTGCTTGGCGTATCAAAAACAATCTCCATGCAATGTCAGGTGTGACATCACCTTCGGGATCATCTGGAGTGGGGTCAACACGCACACGGCCATAGTCTTCTTTTCTAGGGCCAGTTATTTTGACATCATCATCAATGTCAATGTCGTCATTTTCCTCAACATGATAGCTGAGATAAGCTGCCTTAAAAGGATTACTGCGAAATATTTTGGGTTTGGGAACTCGGGGCAACTTCACAAGGGCCTTGGCGCTTGAGGTCACAGTCGGGGCTGGAGATGCGATAATTTTCGGGCGGCTCACATTCCCATTTGCTGGACTTGTCCCAGCCATGATCAACATCATTGATCCAATAATCAACCTTTTCATTTCTAGTCCTCATCAACATACCAGCCTCCTTAGGCATATACATATACAACGCCTTAGCCCAGCAAAGAGTTGACAACAACGGACAAGAAAATAGGCTCCGAAGAGCCTATTTGGTGGTTTCTGTTACGAGGTATTTCCTACCCTAGGCAGTGTTTAGGCTGCCAAAGCGAACTGTTCGTCGTTTGCATTTACGTTTTTTGCTTCTACGACCGAGCCGCGTCTTTCTATGCTATGAGCATAGCGACTACAGTTACCTCAATCCTACGGGTTCTGCTTTCCCGTGCTGTCTACTCTGTTACTTGTTGCCCTGTCGAAACTATGCAGGCCCATCATAAAGAAACTTTTATTTGTTCTATTGAAAAGTATGTATAAATTGGCGTCCAATCTGTATTCCAACGAATACAATGATTGTATATTCTTATCCAACCGTTACGCCAATTTAAGCACCACATAAAGTTGCCTTTGAGGTTATAACGCCAACTTCTAAAATTTCTTTTTCGTTTCACAAACTTCCTTATGGTGGACCTGGGGGGATTCGCACCCCCGTCCAGAACACTTTTCTCTCGGCTTCATACAGCAATAACTACTTCTTCTTCTCCATCAAACACACGATTGAACCATGCCTGTGCTTGTTCTTCTGTGTCAAAAAACGGGCTGACCATATGGTATTTTTCATCTACATAAAACCAAGTGTATGTGACCATACCTGCATCTCTGTATCGGATCAATTCCATCACAGTCTCCTGTTGATACATATTTATTCAACATTGGGTTCTTCAACCACACGCCAACCAAGCAGTGCCAAATCTGCACGAATTTCGTCAGTCACATTGCCTTCACCAACAAAGTTGCTGTCAGTCTTGTCACCAATTCCCGAGCAGTACCAGTCCATGTAGTCTTCACCTGCATCTCTAAGATCAGCCACCAGGCCACCAGCATAACGCCAACTGCATGACCAGTAGGCATCTTTCAGCACCAACCAAACATCTTGCTTTTGGAAACTGTTGTTACACAAGGCAGCATACAAGTTCTGTGCATAGTCATCACTGCCGCGCACCCGGCTCACAAACCAGTCACTCTGGCTCATGTCATATTCCATGTTGTTGACTCGGAACTCAGGCTGTTGCCTACGTTCAGCCTCCGCCCGGGCCCATTGGCCACGTAGGTCATCAAAGAAGTCGTCTTCAGTGCCTTCGCTCTCGTGTTGTGGTTCGATCTTGGTGTCAGTCATGTCAGTTCCTTTGGTACGAGTAACCGGAGTCGAACCGGTACGCCAATGGCGGTTGATTTTAAGTCAACTGGGTCTACCAATTCCCCCATACTCGCACTGTTGTATTTACTGGTCCGGCGTGCAGGAATCGAACCCACATTCAAGAGGTAGAAGCTCTTTGTATTATCCATTATACTAACGCCAGAATTGGTGGGCCCACGTGGGATCGAACCACGACTCAAGGGATTATGAGTCCCCTGCTTTACCATTAAGCTATAGGCCCAAGTTGTGTATTGTAACAGGAAATTTATTTATGGTCAAGTCAGATTGGATTAGGCCAACAGTTCTGTTTGAACATTCTATCACTGTGTTTTTGGATGCTATAAATACTTTTACAATGTTCAATGTATTAATATGGAGCCCACAGACCAGTTACGGCACCACATTTTATAATCCACTTTTTTACCTTTTCAAAACACATTACAAATATCACGGACGATATCCTGATTTGGTAAATTGGATCACCTATGATTCCTACAGCATCTCACGTGAGCTGTTACAATCAAACAAACCAGATGCAATATTTTTGGGTGTTTATCCATGGAATAAATCTGCCATATTTGAATTTGTAGAAATGTGTCAAATTGAATTTCCCGAAATACCAATTTTTCTGGGAGGTGTTACGATATCTTTTTATGATTTGTCTGAGTATGTTCCTTTTCACAGTATCAAGGGACTGGTTCAAGGCGAAGGTGAAGTGCCTATAACTTTGATAATTGATGCAGTATTTGAAAATAGCACAGCCTTGTGTGACGTGCCTGGACTGTGGTTTAGACAAGACAATTTTTTTAAAAAACCACAACATGATGCTCCTAGAATAAGTTATAAAAATGGCCTTGGTCCCAAGAGTGGAAACTTTTTTGCAATTGATTACAGTTGGATCTTGGACAATCAAGTTGATATTTTTTCAGACATTTCTAAAAATTCCAAGAATTATTCGGGCCCTCCTTTGGACGATTACTTTTTTTGGGAATCATCAAGAGGGTGTCCTTACGAATGTGTTTATTGTGATTGGGGCGGCGGAATCAACACCAAGGTCAGACGCAAACCATCTAACATGATCAAACAAGAAATAGATGTAATTTTTGAATATTATAAAGATTCAGAACATTTTATATTCCATCCAACTGATGCAAATTTTGGCATCTTCAAGCAGGATATTGAAACAGCCATCTACATACGAGATGCTATTGTAAAATACAATCTTGTTGGTAAAGTTGGAATCAGCGCAACATTTGCAAAAAATAATCATGACAACGTTAAGGAAATTCAAGAAATATTACAACCAGTGAAGTCTATCTTTCAATGGACTCTAGATATACAATCCACAGATGATCAGGTGTTGAAATCGATCAAGCGAACTCAATCTCCTTTGACCTTGATTTCAAAAAAATACGATTTACAAAACAAAAAAAGTCTTTTTTGGACCAATTTTATGTTGGGGTTACCAGGCACCACAGTGGAAAAAGATTTCAGGACCATGTGCGATATATTGGGTTCAAATGCACAGTTGAATGGTTACTTGACTTCAGTGGCACCTCAGGCCGAATTGGCTTCCCCTGAATTTCGAGATGAATGGCAAGTTAAATTTTTTAAAACTGCATACGAACATACCAGTTTAAATTACATCCACAATCGTCTTACCCCAAGTCTTGAAATTGAATACATGTATGAATGCAAAAGTTTCACCCTTGATGATTACATTGACATTTTGATAATTTACGACTTTTTACAATTGATGGACGGGTGCTACATAACAAAATTTGCCAGGGTGTTGGCAAACAAAAATGGCATTGATACCCATACATTCTACCGTCCATTTATTGAAAAACTATTCAATCACAAAAACTGGCTAGGCATTGACATAAACGACATTAGAAAAAGTATCTCTGATTGGATTTTTAACGATCAACCTTTTGGGGTGTTGGAAGATTCAAAATTTTTTACCAGCACAATGTTAAAAAATTTATATATTTTTTATCATCTCAAAGATTTAAAAAAACAAATTTTGGAATTAGTTGGGCACATGGATGATTCAATTGAGCATGCCCTGGATGTGGGATTTAAATCTATACCGGGACCGTTGATTTTGCCTCAGCTTGAAGTTGAATGTAATTTGCTTTACGAAAAATCGCCCAAGTGTGAATTAACAAAAATAAATTACAAAAATAAAATTATAATCAATCCGACCATGTGCCCAAAAATAGATCTTAAAGATTTGGCAAGCAGAATAACTGATATATCAGCTATCGACCGGGCAATTTCAAATCTCAATTAATGCTGGACGGTCACCGCTTCAATATCTCCCAGACCTTTTTCTTGTCCACAACATCAATTAGTTGTTTGACTTCACGCTCACGCACTTCGTATTCCACAAATTCCCAGTCATCCAGTTGTCTGCGATACCATTCATTTTGACTGTTCATGTGCTGGGTGATGACCGCTCGCATTTTGCCCAGGGTGTCATACACTTTGCCTGTGCCGTTCCAAGAGCCATCGCCTTTGCGAAACTGTGCGGGGTCAGACTTTCGGCGGATTTTGTAGTAGATCATGTGTCAATTCCCAGGGTGGCAGGTGAGTGATCCAAAACGTCACGGCCAGGCTCACGATAAAAATACGCATCTGGGTCTGTGATTGTAATGCTCAAATCACTGTGCATCAAATCATAGTCCACAAAATTGTGGTCAGCATCATACACACGGAAATAATATTCACCGTCATGTCCCCGGATCAAACATCCTTTGACACCGTTAGCTGGCTGTTTGATCATGTTCCAACTCCATTTGTTCAATAATTACATGTGCAAATTTCTGGCAGAACATGTTGAACCAAAGTTCGTTGCACAGGGCATTTGACGCACCGGCTTGCAGTGCCAAATTTTTCAGTTCTTCATTCATAGTTCATCCTCATTGTAAGCAGAGTCAGTTTCAATTAACACATGCCCAAACTCAAGTTGTCCGCCTTGTGAGCCAGTCACAAACGGCTCGGCAAATTCTTGCACAGCACCCAAGTCCAAGATGTTGTCATACTTGTTGGCACGAATGTCCGACATCAATATGCAACCAATACTGCCAGCATCCACTGAATATGTGTGCCCGTATTGGTCATAGTACTCGCCGTCGCCGTATGCAGTGCCGTAGATGGCAAATTTACGTCCGTCGGGCAGATAAAATTCGCCGTCGAGAATCCGGGGCTCTCGTATGATGATGTCGCAAATCTCACGCCACTCTTCAGTGTCCATGACGTAGCACAAGTCACCAATGTAATACTTTCCTGCGGGCATCATGCTGCAATCTCCCGATCAAATTTACTTTCAACATCTGCCCACAAGGCAGGGTTCATCATGTCTGTATGGTATGCACAAATTTCTTCGGCATCCTCAAGCACCGAGCACCGGTCCACTGTGGTGCCAGCATATACACCTTCAACTGTTTCGGACCAACGAACCACGTCCCAACGTTCGGCTTTGTCGTGCCATTCAACTGTATATTTTATCATACTGTCTCCCAATCTAATGTTTGAACACCACACTCGGCCAGTCTATCAATGCCCTCATGCGGGCAGTAGATTTCGCTGGCAATGAAACACGCTCTGAATTCTTTGCCATTTTCTGGGTTGGTCCACCAACTCACTGTTTTACTTGACAGGCGTTGTGCAATCTTTCTGGGTGCGTCCAGTTCAAATATGCATTCAGCAGGGTGCAAGGCCAACACACCTCTCACGTGCTTCTCGTCAAAGTATGAGTGTGGATCTAGGTATATGTTCGCCATTATGCAGCCTTTCTAAAATAACCGTAGGGCAAGCCCTGTGTGAAAGCAAAATACTCAAAGTCGCCATTGGCGTGTTCGGCGTCCATGAGCCATGCAATCACACGCTCACGGCAGGTGCCAGTGTGCATGAGATTTGTGACACGGTCTTCAAACTTCACAATGGCCTCAGCTTCAGCTACCTTACGGTCAGCTTCTTCACTTTCAATTACAGCACCCAGGCTTGCAAACTCCATTTCAAAGTCTGCCAGGGTCCAGCCGCTGGTGTCAACACCGCGGGGGCGAACGCCATAAGCGTCTTTATAGATGTCCCAATAAGTGCATTGGGCTTGCTCAAGCGCAGTCATCTCTTCCCAACTTTTGAACTGTTCCATTGCTGACTCCTTTTTGCTTTGTATGTGACTATTATAACAGTTTGTGAATTATCGTGCAACCGATTTCACACGCACATCAGTGTTGAGTGCAGGTGCATACATTCGTATTAACTCGCGCTCTAGTTTGTGTGCAACATCTTTGCCACGCACAATGTCCACGATTGCGTAGTTTACAGCGGCTTCGCCTGCGGCACGAATTGCTTCGTACAGGTTCCAGCTCTTGTCCTCAGTGCGGGCGCGGTAGATGTGCTTGTTCACACGGCTACGAAGCGACATGTTGATTGTGCGCTGAGTTTTAGCGGTAATACCAATGTAATACTCCAATCCAATTTGGATCATGTATACAATGTGGGTGCGATCGGTGCGTTTCTTTCTTATCATGTGTGTATTATAGCATTTCGGGCAATTTTGGTCAACCGAAAAGTAATACTAAAAAAGTATTACTTTTTGGGGCAGAAAAAAGTAATACTTGAGTATTAATAGGTCAAACTGTTGATAAACTGTTGCATGTTGCCGTGTAGCACAGCCATCATGGCTTCCCGGCTACCAAACATCACCAGTTTGTTGAGCTTGCGATTGTTGACCATGTAGTAAGGACAAGTCATGTGCCGATCCATGGCCAACAAGTTCTTGGGAGTCAACAACTTTTCTGGCAGGTCAAATGAGTAACTGTCCAATTCCAACAAGTTCTCAAACACATAAAAACCTTCATAGGTCAATCTCAATCCTCCATCATCCCTGATATTTTGCCACCAAGTGACCATGGCTTCATCCAAGGCGGGGGCGTCGGGATAACGAGTTATGAGTTCTCGAGTGAGTGCGAGTTTATTGAGCATTGGGATAGATCTTATCCCCTTGCTTTAACAGCACAACTGAAAATTTGTCTGTTCGGAATTGTGTGTTGAGTTTTCTGGCCAAATTGATAGCATGTCCGGGGTTGGAGAACGATACCTTTTTGTATTTGGGACCAGGAAATTGTGTCAGCAGGTTGCTGGTTTTTAGATTGATGGGCTTTGAATCAAAGAACACAGCCCACACACCTTCTGAGGCCAGCACTTGTTCTGTCTTGTAGGTCTGTTTGTTGGTGTGCTCAATCAGCACTGTTGGCTTTGGTCTTGACATATTAAACTCCATGTTTATTTATGCCAATAACTATGCAGATTTAAAACTACCCCCAGTGACCTGCACTTCTACCACTTCCGCACCACGTGCTGATTGTTCACGCATTTGTTCCAATGTAATCAACAGTTTAGTGATGTCTGCATGTAAGTCTTTGGCATCACGCATGGGCATGGTGAAATCCCGTTGCCCACGTGCTTCGTGTGCTTTGATTGAATCCACAAATCTGTGTATGTGCAAACTCATTTTTTGGTCACATACGGTGACAACACAGGTGGGTGCCAACCTGTGGGCTTGAGCACTTTGCCATCTTCACGTTTGCGCACTTTGCCTGTTTCACGATCAATCTTGGCAAAGTTGGTGGCCATGACTTCTTTCCAGGCACCTTCGGCATCAAATCCTGCTGAATGAATAGCACCAATTGTGACCACAAGAATGTCAATCAGGGCATCTAGTGTTTCAACTTGGTCATGATTTTTTATTGCCTCACCCAATTCATCTGCTTCTTCTTCAATCAGTGTCAGATACATGTTGAATTGGTCTGCGTTAAAACTGTCGACTGACTGGTCACAGGCCCGCATGAATTTTTCTTGATCACGAAAGGGATTTGTCACGTGCTGCCTCCTGAGTATGAAATGGACCTTGGTATTGGTAACGTTCCAACACAATTAACTTTGGGTTGCGAATCAGTTTCCAACTACGATGTTGTTTCACAGCATACCAACCTGCGGCATACCATGACTTGCTTTTGCGTTCTTTTGTAAACAATGGTAGTCGATGTTTGACATCCCACATGGGGTTGAATGCTCGGCATCCTGTTTCAAATCCATGCACTTGATCTGGTGCAGGCTTTGTGGTTTTCTCAGGTGGAGCAAATTCAATATTGGCCTTTTTACGCACCATGGGAATGGTTTTAAACTTACCAACTTGGTCATTGATGCGCACAGTGTATCCATCACCTTCAGCCTCCACAACACCAACCTTGCGATCGTCTTGCTTCAAGATCCAATACTTTTTATCCACTATGGGCTTTGCTTCGATCATCCAATACTCCTTTGTATGTTTCGTTCAACCAGCGACCTATGGCATCTGCATAGTCGCTGAGTTTGGTGAGCTCGTACTTGCCACAGAATCGCATGAAGTGGACGCCCACCATGCCCACGTCCTTGTGACTGATTTGCTCACGTATGGCTTCATCTACTACTGCTTTGACATCATCAGGCTGTGCAGTGAGATCGATCAAGGTGCGGTTGCGTTCATAGTCATCCAAGACCTTGCGTTCCACTGATTCATGGTCCATCCAACGTTGCAACATGAGATTGTTCCACGCATAGCCACGTCGGTCACGATCTTCAAATGCTTCTGTAAGTCCCACTTGATTCTTTGTGCCTTTTACTCGCACACCAGGATAGGCTGAGAACACATTGTCACCAGGATCACCACGCATGCACTTCAAGAACAACACCCACTTCTGATAGTCAGCGGGAGGCACAAAGTTGGCATCGGCTTTGCCAACCTTGATCTTTGAGTTGCTCTCAATAGTAAATGCCAAGTTTTTGCCTTTTGCGTCTGTAACACCCGCAACACTGAACAAGTGATCATTGATACCATTGTATAATTTTACATTGGGTGCGATCAACTGCACAAAGTCACTGTCTGAGCTAACAATTACGTGTTCATCTTGGGGGTGTAATGCAATCCAACGTGCAATGATATCATCTGCTTCTGCTGTGGCACAACGAACGACACTACAGTTGGTTTTTGTAGACAAGTATTTAGTCAGCTCATCATAGGTCTCCCAGAACAGCTTGTCCTCTTCTGCTTCTGACTCGCTCATTTGCCCACGTGCCACTGCACGGTTTGCTTTGTAGGGTCGGTAGTGATCTTTGCGCCAGCTACGTCCCTCCAGTGCGAATACCACATGATCAGCACCCAAATCACGTGCCACTTTGTTTGCGCTCATCAAGGTAAGGTGCAGGGCAAAGCCCAGTTTGGTCCATGTGTCTGCGGCACGATGTGCTTGGTGTCGCGCCCGGAAAAACATGTTAGAGGTATCAATCAGTAGATAGCGCATTGTGTGTTACCAAGTTGTTGTGTTTGATGTATTGTAACAGATACTTGGCCCAAAAGCAATGGCCTTTGGCATCAAAATGGTAACCTTTTGTGGGAACATGCCCATTTTGTTGTAAAATTGCATGATAAGAGTGCTGTTTGCTGTAAGGTTCCAAATAGTTGGCTCCCCAAACATGCTGATTTTGGACACGCTCAAAAGTGCTGTATCCGTTGTAAAACAAATGTGGAATCTTTAAATCTTGTAATTCAGTATGCAAGGCCCAAATTTGATCATGCGCTTGTTGAGTCTTTTGTGCCCAATCTACGTCAATCACAAATTTCTTGTATTGCTGTTGTAGCTCTGTAGGAACCCAATCTTGCCCAGATGCATTGACTTGATACCAAGTGCTGTTGTGCCACCACTCTTCACGTTCCCATGTGGTCCATTGTATAATCATAAACACATCATGCAATTGGTCTGGATTACAAGCAATCCATTCTCGTGTGGTTCTTGCAATGCGATCATTACTGCTGGCTGACTCTGCATCACAGACCAACGTCATTCCAAGATCATGAGCAAGATGTGAGCACCAACTGGCTGCTAGGTTTAAGGGATGTGGGCGTCGATCTATTCCAGCCCGGCCATCATCCACAGCAAACGAATCTGGCACCACTGCTTCTGCGGCTGCGGTATGACTGCAACCGTTGGCATATAATATCATCTGGGACTGGGACCGCCCGTGTCGTCAGCACCCACTGGTTCCCAGGATTCCAGTTTCCGCTTCAAATCTTCGGCCTGTGCCACACGTTGGCGTAGTTCACTGCTACTGAATGAGTGATCACGACCATTGAAATACAGTTCAATGTCTCGCTTATGGCAAATCTCGCGACCTGTGAACTCTTTGCCTTCGTACTCTACACCCAAGATACGCACATCAATAGGCAGCACCAACAACAGATCTTCTAGATCTTTTTCGGTGTTGTAGACCCAGACTTCATCCACATACTTGCAACCAATCAGTTGCAGTTGTCTTTCCACAATGCTCTGCACTGGTCGGTTCTTGTTGGGTCGATCCAGGGTGGGATCATTCTGCAATGCGCAGATTAGATAATCGCATTCTTCTCTGGCTTCACGCAACATGCTGATATGTCCAGCATGCAACAAGTCAAAGGTTGAGGCTGTAAAGCCCACACGTCTTCCATCTATCATGATATTTCCTTATCTCACCTCACTGCGTCCGTCGCCAAGGTCTCTGGTGTGAACATAACCACTCACTGAGTTGCGCATGGCTTGATCTTGTTCCCATGTTTCCATTACAACGTGTCTGCACACATTCTGGAACCAACGATCCACAATGTCTGAGTCTGCGTCTGTGGGCTTCATCATGTAGCCTGCTTTGACTAAACGTGCAATGAATATCTCATTCCAGTCTAGTTCAAATGCGCCTTGATGCAAGTTGGCAGGATCAATGTCCATGCTCACAATGGCCACATAAGGCTCATTGTTCTCTGTGGCAATCTGCTTGGCAGTTTTTTCGGGTGCCTTGGGCACACGCACAACCTTTTCCTCTTTGGCCACAGGTTCTGGCTTTTTCTTAAATCGGTCAAACCATCCCATTATTTGCCCCATCCGTTGCCCCAGAGGTCAACATGTAGTCTTGGGCTATACCAGTAGCCGCGCTTGAGTGCCTCGTCTGCAACATTGATCCTGTTGCCATCATACACTGACACCACACCGCCCACAGGCATCACAAACACCGGACCACCAAACTCACGTGTTCGATATTCATACACTGCGCGATCCATTTCATCAAAGTCTTCGGCTTTTTCCACCACAAACTTGAGATAGGTTACGCCATGTGTTTCATAATCCCATACCACATCAGGTTTAATAGCATCTGCCCACGATTCGCCACTCACGCTCAATTTAGGACTGACTGAGAATGTGATCTCACCAAACCAGTTGTTCAAATACTGTTTGAATTCTGTGCTGAGTTCTTGAGTGCCATTGGTTTCAAATGTGATGTGTCGCAGGCCACGTTCTGCCAAGGCATCCAATAACTCAGGGTATGCACGTTGCCAACCTAGCAAGGGCTCACCACCTGTGATCACCAGATGCACAATGTTGCCATTGGGCTGTAGCCATGAACCATTGGGCAATAGTGCAGTCATCCGATCCACTAATTCTTCCACGGTGTATGTGGGACTCAAGTGTTTGAAGTCTGGATGCCATGATGCATAGCTGTCACAACCTGTGCTCACCAAGGGCAGCTCTTCAAAAGTTTTGTACAACTCCACAGTCTTGGCCACTTCGTCTGCTTCTGTGCTCTTCTCACCTGGTTTACAACCAAACCCTGAGCAGGTAAAGTTACATCCAAACATGCGCAAAAATACTGAGGGAACGCCAACATAGCGTCCTTCGCCTTGTGCTGAATAAAATAATTCTGATACTTTGAGTTTCATTGTGTTCCTTGTAATTGTTTAACTAAGGTATTTAGATCAATACTGTCATTGTGTATGATAACACAAGTTTGTTGCGTTGTCATCCAACTTGGTAAAGCAGATATTATACCGCCAGTTGTTTTTTCTTTATAGAGAATGATCCTTGTGCTTTGGCAGCACCTGCACCACGACGAGTGCCTTTGACATTTTCAATGCCAATACGATCCACTGTGGCTTTGCCAAAGTTTCTGCGCCTTGCAAAGTAAAACAATTCCAAGAAACGATTCAAACTCATGGTTTTGTCTTCGGGAAAATCCAAGCGATATTGTGTTGTTGTTTTTTCCAATGGTTGATTAAAACTCAAATAATCCCAAAGGTTGTAGTCCAATTCCAAATTCATGGGGTAGCTGTGTCTATCATTGTATTTGATGTAGTAGTTTCTTTGCAGTTTCATCAAACTGGCCAACAACTCTTCTGGCAAATCGTAGCGTTGTAAAAATGTTTCCAAGAAGTCATACAGCTCATCCACACGGTCTTCTTGATGCATGTTCATGGAAGTTCTATGAATGATGTTCCAGCCATGTATTTCTACACCAATCTTGGGGTGGTTGATCTTGCCAGTGGTCATCCAATTGCTAAAGTATTGACGAGCCTCTTGTTCTTCTTTCTTCACCCAGTTATTGGTCATAAAGTATGCAAACAAATCTTCGTAATAGTCGTTGTAACTGATACCCAAGTGCTTGTTGATAAACCTTGCAACCAGGGTAGCAAATCCATTGATGTGGAATGTGGTCTGGAACCAAGCAAAGATCTGTGCATCCAACATCACTGGCGTGGGCATGTCCTTGGTGCCTGTGATGACGTCAATGCTTTCTTCAATGTGTTCCACACTGTAACTGCCAGCAAAGTAGTCTGTCACAGGCTGGCTGGTGATCTTGAACAGTTTCTTTTGCAACAAGTTCATTTCAGCATTTTCCAACAACTGTGCTTGGAATGTTGTGATACCAGTGTGCTGATTCAGTTCGTATAGTGCATAGAAGTTTTTCTTCCAAGACTCCAGTGTTTCACCAGGCAAGCCCAGGATCAGTTCTGTGTACGCAGGAATGTTGCGTTGGTCGCACAGTTCAAACACTTCGTTCAGCTTGTTCATTTCCATGTTCTTGCGGCGAATGTTTTCCAACACGTCATGGTCCAGGCTCTGCACACTGAGTGTGAGTCCTTGATTGAAGCCACGTGCATCCAACAGTTTCTTCACAATGTCTATGACTTCTTTCTTTTGATTCTTGGC